TGCTGTGGGTATAGGGGTCCACCATCAGATCCAGGCCGGAGAAGTAACCGATGATCAGGTCAGCGAAATTGCCGAACCAGAAATCACCAGACGCAACTTGGTTGGACAGCACACCGCGATAGCCGTTGACCAGATCGCCTTCCATTACGAAAAGACCGGAACCTGCATCCTTGGCCTTGGTCTTGAGACCGCCGCGCATGGCAGCGTTCATCAGGTAGACAGGGCTGCCGGCTAGTGCGTTGGCAGTTGCCACATCGCTTTCGAGAGCCACTACCTCAGCGAAGGTAGGAGTGCCAGCATCGAAGTTTTCGGTGCCGACGCCGGTGGTCAGCTTGAGGCCTAGGGGCTCGCTGTTAGAGCCGGTGCCATAAAGCCCAGCCAAGTCGATCTTCAGAGCAAGAACGGTGGCTAGGTCGTTGCGGATCATGTTCTCCACGTCGATGCTCGACTGGAGCATCAGGCGGCGGCTGTAGTCAGTGAAAGCAGCGACCGTTTTAGGGGTCAGGCTTACCTGATCAACAGTTTGCTGGCTCTCGGTAGGAGCACCAGATTCAGCCACCCAGTAGGCGGTGCCAGCGCCGGATTGGCGGGGGATGGCGACGTTGCCGGTTAGGCCGGTCAGCACGGTGGCGCCAGCTTGATCCAGTGCCGATGCATTGCGCAGCAGGTCGATGAAGCTGCCAGCATCAAGCTCAGTAGCAACTAGGTTGCCACCAGCTGAAGCAGTGCCAACGTTCAGGTCACGGCGCAGCACATCCTGAGGGATGGTGATGCCACGCGATTGACGGCCCAGCTTTGCAGCTGCAGCGTCAGATGCTTCGATCTCAAAAGCAGCAGCCTCACGGGCTGAGCGATCGGTCGGGTTGGCTAGATAGTTGATGGCACGCAGGAAGGAGAACTTACGGCTCTCCTGTGCGGTAAGGCCGATTTCAGCGGCGCTCATGTTGACAGTCTCCTGGGGTACGTTGAGTTTATCTAGAACAGCGGCGCGGGCCTCGTCGATTGAACGACCAGACTCCACCAACTGACGACCGAGATCGGTCATTTGATGCGTGCTGCAGAGTGCAGAGATTTCAGCGATGCGAGTGCGCTCAGCCTCAACGGCTTCGGCCCGCACCACAGCCAGATCGGGGGCGGTGTTTTCCATGAGAGGAATGGGATCGTGGGATGGTGCTGCCGAAGCAGCAGGTTTGTCAGTCTTAAAAGATCGGCCAATCCCAACACCGGGATCAGCCGGTACTGAAACAACACTGATCTCATAAGGTGACCAGGCAGTAGCAACAAAGTCACCACTGCCGCGCTCTTCCATTTTGTCAATGGAATAGCCAAAGGAGACGTTTCGGAGGACGCCATCCTTCACATCGCTCAAGATTTCTTGAGCAAAAGCATTGCGGCTAAAGCGCACGCGGGCATAACCGCGGCGCTTGTTGCCGTCAATATATGCCTTCTCAACCACACCAATTACTCGGTCGGGGTTGTGATTAAACAGCAGCGGCGCGCCATCGTTGAGGCGGCTGAGATCTGCAGCCTTCATCTCATGGCTCAGGATCTCGTTGCCGAAATACCTAGAAACAGGAAACTCAGAACTGAATGGGAACTCATACGTCCGATCCTCTACCTCGTCAAAGGTGGTCAGCTCGGCGCGCTTGTAGTTGCCTTCCATCGACCGCAGGGTGGCAATTTTTGTCAGTGTAGAAAACTTGTGGCCAACCAGCGTTTCGGTTGCCTCATAGCCCTCATCACCTTCGCTATAGATGCGAATCAATGCAGCCGGGTCATCAGCTGTTCCTTCAATGCTGAACTCCGTGTTAGGTACGTTGACAGTGCCATCACGTTCAATCGTTTCAATTTTGCCGCGTGCAGTGCCACCACTGGAATCCCAGCTCACAAAGTCGCCGTCGCTTAGCGCGTCAGGAGCAGCGCGATTTTCCAAATCCATAATGCTTCTGTTTTCTTCTGCCTTGATTGTATCTGCTTTTGCGTTAGCCCAGCTCTGTCCTGCATCACCTCCCCATGCTGCCCATGCAACGCGGCCTGGTGATGGATAGCCGTCTTCGTCTTGCGTAAAGCCTTCGCCTTGCTTGTCCACTTCATGTCGAGCAAACCAAGCCGCCATCGTGATCACGGTGTCAGCGCTCAGCTCATCACCTGACAAGATTTGCCCAGCCCTGCGTGCGGCCACTTCAGTGCCGCCAGCTTTGCCGTCTGCTTTCCATGCGCGGTAACGCTGCGCTTCTTCACGCATCCCTTCCGTTGGCATCAAGTCAATCGGCATATTCAGATTCCTCTTCGCTCTCGGTCTCGCCTACCGCTGGTGATTCGGTGTCGCCAAACGCAGGGGTCGCACCCATCGGCATTGCAGCCTGCGTCGCGCCGCCTTCTGTCACTTCGCTCGGGTCTGTATCCGTCACAATGTTCAACTCATCAAGCATCGCTAGCTCCGCCTGTCGAGCAATCAATACCGCATCAATATCACCGCCTTGCTCCGCGATTACTTGACCCAATGTCTTGAAGCCACACCGCACCGCAGTTTTGTAAGCGTCAACTTCACGCTGCGGGTCAACCCACTCCCAACTCCGTGGCACCCACTTACTCGCGCGATAGCGGTCAGGGTTGGTTTCATAGCCCGGCAACCCAAGCACACCGCTTAGCACCGCCATCTCCAGCCACTTGTCAAATACCTGCTGGTGGAAGTTTTCCACCATGTACCGCTGAAGCACGCGATAGGTGTCACGCTCCTCAAGCAAGCTCAGCCGGCTGCTGCTGTAGTTGCTCTCTGAGAAGTTCTTGCTGATGCTTTCAAAGCTCACGCCAACGCCAGCCGCTACAGCGCGCAGCATCGACCGTGTGAACGGCTCCAGCTGCCCATCAGGGCTGTTTAGGTCTGGCACCGACACCGACTCACCCGGCTGCAGATACTTGAAAACACCAGGCGTAAACTCACTGACGCGCTCATTGTCATAAACCTCATCACCAAGCAGCTCGCCTTCTGGTGATTGAATGAATCCCATCAATGCGCTACTAGCACGGGCACGCACCAATTCAGCTTCCTCATAGCCCTGCAGCATGTGCAGCCGCATCAACGCCGATGCAAACCACGTCACGCCTCTGGTTTGCCCTGGTCGCTCAGGCAAGAACAAATGGATCACCTCATCAGCAGGCACCCTCAACCGTCGCCCATTGCTTCTTACGTTGCCGGCGTAGGTGTCCCCTGGGTGGTTGGCGTAGAAGTGATAAGCCTGTGGTCTTAGGTACTCATCCACCTCGATGCCCATTCGTACCGTGTTGCCGTCCGCTGCTTGCGGTACATCGTCATCAATCAGGTAGTCCGCTTCAAGCACCTGCAACGCAAACGGCACCCGGCTATCACCGAATGGTCGCTTGATCATGCGCACAAATACCTCACCGGATTCGGCCATGCTCCGCGTCAGCAGCCGTTCAATGTCATGGAAGCCAAGAATGCCGCTTACATCACAACGGTTTTTGTTGCCCCACTTCTCCCACTCCTCATGGATGCGACCGTTGATCACCTCATCCAACCGTCCACCTCGCACCATCCGCACCTGTCCCTGATGGCGGATGCCGTGACCAATCACGTTGTTCTGTATTGCACGCAGCGTTTGCTTGGCATAATCATTGTCTCGGCACACCTGACGCGCACGATTGCGTAGTGCCTTAAAGCTGGACTTGATCTCACTGTCGGCACTGGTGCCACTTGTTACCCAGTCAGCCGTCAGCCTATTCATCCTTGCGCCTTGATAGGCCCGGCGTTGTGGCTTCACTGGTTGGAAACCCATTGCCCGAAATAGCCGCGTGCGTAGACCCATCAGAACCTCACAAATAAGTTGAATGGATTGCCCAGACCGTTGGCCATTAGTGCCGCTGCCTGTTCTCTCTTCACCTCAGCCTTCAGCTTTGCCTCAAGCTGCAACAGGTCGGCCACTTCCATCTTCTTCAGTCGCCTGGTGCCGATGGTGTATTCGGCCACCGCACCACCGCTCACCATTGTGCGAATGGCTAGCTGCACTGCATCAAGGTCCTGCTGCGCTTGTGTGCGCCCATCAACCGCGGTAGGAGTGCCGGCATAACTCAATGCAGCCAGCACAGTCAACTGGCCAGCGCCCAGCGTCACGGTGCTGCCAGTCTTGGTTGCGACCGCTTGCCAATACCACTGCCCAGCATTCAAATTAATGCTGGTGCCAACAGCAATCGTAAACTCCCACCCAGTCCCATAAGCGCTGCCCACCACCGTTGCGCCTTCCGTTGCCGTGTTAGTCCGCAGGTAATAAGTCAGCGTGTAGTCAGAACTGCTGATCGCATTTCCAAGATTGTCCACGCCAGCATCGTCCCGCCACTTGATAGTGTCCGCCGCCCTGATTTGGCTAGGTATGTTCACGGCCTCACCAGTTGTTCACAAATGCAGGCGCGTTGCCTGTTCCTGATCTTAGCGGTGCCTTGCGCCGTGGCTCGTTTGGTTCCGCCAGACGCCGCTCCATTTGATCCCAAATCGTTCGTCGGTCATGTCGTTGATAGCAGCGATGCAACGCTGCATACGCATAGACCAAGCAATCCAACGCCTCGTTGCGTGCTGATGGTTTCTTTACCCACTCACGAATTGGAAATCCACGGTGATACCGCAACACCTGCTTCTCAGCCGTTAGCTGCTGGAAATACTCACCACCCGTCTGCGCGTGGAAGTGCAAATACCCACCACCTTGCTCGTTGTGCTTCAACCGTCCGAACAGCGTGGTCTTGATCGTGTCGCTGCCAACGCTGAACACCATCGCGCCTTTCTTCAATGTCTTGCCCTTGAAGTTCACGTCTACCTTTGCGCCCTTGCCGATCGGTAGCTTGCCCCGCTGGCTGGCGCCCTTGATCGCCACCACACCCTGAGCTTGACGCTCCCTGGCGTATTGATACACCTCCCCCGTGAAGTGACCGCCTGAGTCGATGCAGGTCACTTCTGCAGAAACCTTCCCGCCATTTGCATGGACCCATTCGCGCAGCACTATCTCATCCAACTGCTTCCACAGCTCCGGCCGGCTTGGGTCGCCGTAAATCTCTTGATGATCCATCAGCCATCCCTGCTCATCACGACCCCATGCCCACACGCTGACCGCTAGCCGGTTGTCTTGTACGTCAACGCCGATCGTTACCAGCAACGCCCCATCAGGCACCACGCCAGCCGGGTATGGCTCACAGCGTGCCATCAAGCCATCAGCATCCACCTTGCTTGCGTAGTCCTCCTCCCACGTCTCCGCCAGTCGGGTGTTAACAAATGATTTCAACATCGGCGCATCAGCTTTGGCACGCAGGAAGTCATCCACCATGTCCTCCCAACTCAGCCAGCCCAAAGGGCTGTAAAGCCCCGACAACTGAAAGCCTGCTGTCTTGCCATCGGTTGGTGCCGTCGCTCGCCACTCACCTTTGCGCAGCATTGCTGGCTTGTGGATCTCAGCAAATTGCTCCTTGCAAACCTCGCACTCATACCGCGCAGTCTTGGGGTCATTGTTCTCCCACTTCAGCTGCGCCCACTTCAACCATTGCATTGCATCACAACATGGGCACGGCACATAGAACCGCCGTTGATCGCTGCGCAAATACTCCGCCTCAATCCGCGAAAAATCCTTCACCGTTGGCGTGCTAGTAAGCAAAATCTTGCGCCGCGCAAACGTCGTTGCTCGCTTTTCCGCCAAGCTCACCGGGTCGCCTTCGCCATCCACATCAAGCGGGAATGCATCCACCTCATCGCAAAAGATGTACCGGCACGGCGTTGACCGCAAACCAGTTGCTGAATTGGCACCCGTCAACAGCATCATCCCGCCGGGAAACTCCTTGCTAAACATCGTGTTGCCCGAGTCCCGGCTGCGGCTTGGTGCAATCTTTTCAGCTAACACTGGCGTCTCTGTAATCAGCGATTCCAGTCGCTGCTTGCTCAGTCGCTTTGCCATCTCCACCGTTGGCTGCACCAGCAACATCGGACCTGGTGCGTGCGCAATTACATAACCCAACCAGTTGCTACCACTTTCGGTCTTGCCCGTCTGCGCTGCAAACATCATCACCACCCGTTGCACTTGGCTGGTAGTGCTCAAGCAATCCATCGGCTCCCGGAGATATGGCGTTCTGTTGGTGCGCCATGGCCCTGGTTCTGCGCTGGCCTTACTGCCCAGCCTTCGATGCTTATCCGCCCACTCACTCACCGTTAGCGCTGGCTCTGGCCGCAGCCCATCCATAAATGCCGTGCGCCATACGCTCATTACTCCACCTCCTGCAATGACACCAGTGCGTCGCGGTGTTCATCGCTCAACATCTGATGGATCACCTGCGGATCAATCTCCCCAGCTAGCTGATGACTTAACCGATCAGCCAAATTGCTTAATGCTTCACGCACGCTGCGGCCAATTTGAAACGCTTGCTTCTTCACTTCATCAGCAGGCACCAACTCCTTGCGCTGCAACGCAACCTGCAGCTTGCTTAGCTCCGCTTGATAGTGCTCGCGTCTCGCGCGACTCTCATTGAGATCGGGAATTGCATCGTCCGGCAGCGCCTCAATCCGTTGCCGCAGCTCACTTGATGTTGCCGGCAACGTCAACTCGATTGGATCTGCCTCACTCACTTTTGCGTTATGCGTTGCTTTGGTGTTCTTACGCCACAGCTCCAGCGCCATGTCGCGATCCAGCCACCGCTTGCCATCCTTTTCCACCACCGCTGCAGCAATGCGGCTCTTCGTCGCTGCTGTGACGGTGCCCTTAGCGCAGCCCTTGATTGCGGCGAACTCGCTAAATGTGACCAGCACCCTGTTGAGATCTTTTATTGTTCACCATCAGCATAGTGAACTGTTGAACTGTTGAACTGTTGAACTGGAGGGGATACTGTGCCCACATTTCTCGTTGTGAGACTTGTTTGGGACGGTTGAACGCTGACGCTAGCGAAAGGGCGCGCGCGGGAATTAC